AGCAAAGACGACATGGACGACCTCCGTAGAGAGCAGGGAATCATCCCTACTGTCACCAACAAGCCAAAGCCGACTCCTTATGCTGGTGGTCGTTTCGGCTTCTCCTCCACAACAAGAAGAGAAGAACTATCTACTCGTGCGCAAGAACGTATTGACGCCATTGACGCACAAGTAGAAGAACTTGAATCATTCAACCAACGTCTAATGAGAGCAATCAGTGAACTTCAAGCCACGGGCAACTGGGAAGGCGAGAAGCACGACGTTTTCCTCAAAGATGGCAACAGTCCCAAGACTTACACCAAGGAGCAATTGGAAAGCAATGGATGGACACAAAGAGTAAGAGAAGAATCAGCAAGAGCGCATTTTGATAGAGAAACGTATGTAAACAGTCTAAAAAGAGACAGAAACGGCCTTGAAGATAGTCAAAAACGTCTTGCTGGTGAATACCCAGAAACAACGATGGTTGTTGATGAGTTACTACTTGACGAAGACAACGTAGAGAGCATCAAGGCTAGGTCGTTGGAAGTTGATTCAATGAGTCGGCAACAAAGAGAAGAAAGATTCACGGACCCCAATGACCCTGACGCAGTGTATGTGGTTCATTTCGGAGCGACCAAACTAGAAGGTGGACAACTAGACCCTTCTCGTTCACGAGGACAAGTGGGCGCAGGTATTGCTGGGAATACTCGTCAGATAAATGACGAGACAGCCAGATACATGGTCGGATTGCGTAACGACGCAAGACGAGACCTGTCTATTCTAGAAGAAATAAAACGTCAAATGGAAACCGATAAAGTTGTTGACTTTGATGCGATAGCAAGAACAGACCCGAAAGACCTCCTAAGAGCAGGAAGAGCAAAAAAGTTGCTTGGTATTGACCGTCGTGACTTCAACTACGAGCGTTCAACGTTCACGCCTCCTTATTGGAACCCTGAAAGTTTTGACTCTCAAATTGACTATGAAAAAAGAACACTGTCTAGACTTGACAAAGTTGCCGACCAGTTAATAGCAGACGACTATCAGTACACAAGTACATACAGAGCGTCAGGATTACAAGATTTGTTGGGCTCGTATGGAGGAAGATACGCAGAAGGAGACTCTTCGGAGTGGGGAGACAGAGCACAACGGTCAACAACTACGGGTATTCACATCTTCAAAGTAAAGATAGGCGATAACGCAGTTGAGCAGAACAGCGTTGGAGAAACTCACCTAGTTGGCAAACACACTCCAATCGCTTCACTCGTTGTAGACAGTAGCGCCAACGACGACAATCCTGCTCGTGAAGTCTGGAAGGGTTGGCTTGATTCGGTTATTGAGCAGGACATCGCTGAAAACAGGAGTCGTTCTGGTTTTTCTAGCACGACTAGACCGACCATACCTATGCGCCCATCCTTACAACTAACACCTACTGACGACATTGAGGAAGCAAAAAGAACTGGTCGTCCACTCTCCATACTTCGCCCAGGAACTCTTCCTCCAAAGTCGCAAGCAGAATACGACAGAGTCATAGAAGAAGCAATGAAGAACCTTGATGAAGCGAAGGAAATAAGAAGGCGCTATCAGGCAATCTGGGATGGAACAACAACACCACCTTATTCTGATGAACAAAAAGAAGGAATAGAAGCGAAAAACAGAATCAACAATGAACTGCTGTTTCAGTTTGTTGATTTAGTTCCACTTAATAGACTCATGCAAGAAGAATTTTTAGAACTCGGGTTTGACTATGAAACCGAAGCAAAGGTTAGAAGAGGAATAGAAGTCCATCTTTCCACATTTGTCTCGTATTTCACCAGTGCTCAATACAGTCAGGAAAGCACATTGGGAGACGAAGCAAGGTTTCAGCACTCAGTGGAGGCACTTGATAAAGCAGACATCGCAATCGCCTTCCCTAAGGACCTTCTTGAGAAGTTGATAGCCGATGGACGGTTTAAGACACAGTTTGAAACACGGACTTCACGTGGTGCGCTTCATCCAGAAGGAAGAATCTCGGGAGACGTTGCTCAGTTCGGATACCACCCAGACACTGCCCCGGATAAGCGTCCTGTTTATGGATACCTTACGTCTGGTGGAAGTATCAATAAAAGAAATTTGGGAAGTATTAAACAGTACGGTGAACTTCAGTTTGTTCTCAAAAGGGATTCACATTCACGCTCAACATACACAACACACGACAGTCTTAGTTCAGGTCTAACACCTTCACCAATGGGGATACCTAGTAAGGATGCTTCTGGAAAGGTTGGAGAAACAATGTATTCAGAAGCGCAGATACATGGAGGCGTCAGTCTTTCGGATGTTGACTATGTAGTCATAAATGTTGGAGAACCAGACCAATGGGATTGGCAGAACAATAAGGTTTCACAAGAAGAGTTTGATTCAATCAGTGGAATGCTCGCACGGGTAGGTATTCGGGTAGTTCCAGTCAGAGATGGCGAAATAGTTGATACGTGGAACGGTGGGCAAGTCGTTCCAGAACCTCCAGCAGATACAATCCCAGAACAAGAACCAGTTAAGGCAGTCGCATGAGACAAGAACTAATAGCAGTGCGTGGGCAGGACAAATTGTTTTACACACACGACATCACTAGTGAACCTAATGTTGTTAGACGGATGGGTTACATCACCAAAGGTCAGTCAGACACAAAGATGGAAGTTGATGTTGACATCGTCCTTTCTCGTGGATACTGGGAAGACGCACCAAAGCCGACCAGAGATACCAAAGGGAAGTCAATGGAGTGGGTTGATGTCGCCACCAAGTCGTTCGTACTGGATGCCCCGTCATTTGACATCAAGTCCCTGAACTACACAATGCCCGAAGTGCGTGAAAGAATCAAGAACCGTATTATGGCTGGCGACAAGGGTGGCAAAGCAGGTCAATGGTCTGCTCGCAAGGCGCAACTACTCGCTATAGAGTATCGTAAAGCAGGTGGTGGCTACAAGGGTGGTCTACGCAAGACGCAGCGTTCGCTCAAGAAATGGACACGAGAGAAATGGACAACATCAGATGGCAAACCAGCGATTCGTAAAAACGGCACTCGTCGCTACCTTCCTTCTTCTGCTTGGTCTCGTCTTACGCCAGCACAGAGGGCAGCGACGAATCGTAAGAAAATCATCGGAAGTCGGCAAGGCAATCAGTTTGTTGCAAATACACGAAGTGCAGAGAATGCTTCGCGCAGAGCGAGAGACTGAAGTTATCCCCGGCCGGGACCAGTCCCGATAGTCTTTACCACTTACCGAGTGGACAAGCCTCGCCTACAAAACGCACCTTCATAAGCAGTGGGCAACCACAAACCTTACAGGTCTTCTTCCACTTCTTCATGTGTGGACATTCTTTACAGATTGCGTATCTACGAGCAGCGATTGACGCTGATACTTCTTCCATTAGCGCAGTCTATGCTGGCATTTGAGACAGAACTCCGACCACGGGTAGTATCTGCGCATGTTTACAGGGTGTGAGCAGTCAATTATCTCCGTGACCTTGGCATTCACCGTGTCTCTAATCATCTGAGACATGGTAACCCCCATCTTCTCGGAGGCTTCCTTCCAGCGTTCCCTATCCTTATTCGTCAAGCGAACGAGAATGTTCTTGTCAGCAGGACCATCTTCTGGTGAAACCTCAGTAGACATAGACATGTCGCCATGTGCTTCACGGTCAATAGCCGAAACTAGATTACTAATCTCTTGGTCTTTTTCACTCATCAACTATCTCTGCGTCCTGTATTGGTGCTTGTCCGAGGATACCAGCAACCATGTCTGGTGGAAGTACACCCGACATACCCATGATTTCCAATAACTTACGAGCCTCTGTCTCTGGGTCAAAGGCGTCAATAGCAGCAGGGCGACCCCCTTCGCCAGCAAGAGTTGCTTTCACCGACTCCGAGCCCCGTACATCCATCTGAACATTAATGTTGGTGGCTTCCATGCCAAGAAGTTTAGTTCTTCTGTCCATGATTGAGAGAACTTGTTGTATCGCTTTGAGGTCTGGTTCTACTGCCACCTCGGTGCCGTCGTCCATTCTTACCTTTCGGTGCTGAGTAAGTGGCCAGATTGCTGCTTGTAGGTTGTCTAGGCGTTCCAGTTCCATGCGTAACACCTCTGGGTACGCCATGAGTGCTTCTCTGTTCAGTTTCTCTAACTGACGCTGCACAGCCCTGTGTACAGAAGCAGACGTAAGGTCAAACCTTCTGGCAATTTCAGATACTGCTACGCCAGCCTGTCTCATCTTGAAAATACGTAAGTCTCGCTCTGCGATGAACTCTTTCGTCATCACTTTATTACTGCGCTCTTGACTCATTTTGTTACCTTAGCGTACTCCACTACTTCAAACGGGAAAAGCCTACCCCTCTTTATCTTGGTAGGCCATGGCCTGTCGTCACGAGCACCTCGGAAATGCTTGACATCATAAGTGTACGCCATGCCAGACGAAATGTCAGGAGTGAGCGCAATACCAAACTCCGGCCAACGGGACCACACAGCAGAACCAAACGGGCGCAACTGACGATTTGTCATGCTTTCTCCCAAAGGTGCGTGATGCTCCAACCAAAGAGCACACTGATACGAATCTCTGATGTAGTCAAGATACTTGGCAACCTCAACGGCTACTGCTTCTGCCGTGCGACCACCTGGGTCTACGAATGCCTTGTACAGAGGACCCATGATGAGCAACTCTGGCTTCGTGTCCTCAATGGCACGCTCCAACACTTCTCTATCTTCTGGCTTCATCAAATCAAAACCCGATGGCTTGACGAGAAGTTCTGCTGTTGGCGACTTCGTGTAGCCCCGAGCAAACGCAGCATTGTAGATTTCACGAGAAGTACGCCTAATGATGCGCTCTGGGTTTTCCAAGTCCACAGTCAATGTACGCACCTGTCGCATGCGTTGATAAGTGAATGGGTGTACACCACAACCTGAAAGTATTGCTACCTGTCTCGCAAGCATTGTCTTGCCAACACCTTCGGCAGCAACAACAATAACTCGTTCTGTGCGCTCAATCAAATCGTCAATGACCCAATCGTAAGTGTCATCACTGCTCTCGGAAACGAACTCACTCCACGATACTAGTCTGCCAAAATCTCTAGGCTTGTCTCTGCCTGCCGACATCGCAATGCCTTGCGCTTTGATGAGCAACTGATGTGGCGACAAGTCGTTACGAAGCATTAGTTGTTCAAGTTTGTTCCTCGCCTCAATAAATACGTCAGGGTTAGAGACAACTTCAACCATCGGAGCGACTTCAATAGTCGGGGCAGTTGTTACGGGTGTGTCTTCTCCAAGCAACAGGAGTTCATCTATGTCTCCACCGAGAGACAAGAAGTCAGTTATGTCCTTGTATTTCGGTGTGTGCCAAACTCTTGCTTCGCAACCAGCCTTTGACAACTCGCTACATACCGTCTTTGCGTGAGCCATCCCTGGTTCGTCATTGTCGGCAATAATCTCAACTTCTGCGCCAGCGAGAACTGCTGTGTGTATCGGCAACCACTTACCAGCACCTCCTGGCATTGTCGTTGCGATAATCCCCATGTCCATGAGAGTGTCGGCATCTTTTTCACCCTCAACAACCCAAATAGGGAAACCCTCTTTTACGGCATTGATGAGTGCTGGAAGATTGTAAAGAACTTTTGGTGTGTCGCCGAGGGAGTATTCCCATCCACCTCTACCATCGGGCTTACGTTGTCGGAATGTTTTCTTTCCATCACCGTCAATGTAACGGAGTTTCTGGAATAGAAGTTCTCCGTCTTTATCAGTGTAGTTGTAAGTTTTAGTAAGTTCAAGTTTTTCTTTGTTACGTTTTTGTGGTGGGAACAAAGATGCTTGCGTCAAACCAATTGATTCGCAAATTTC